CCTGCTACAGTAACTGCACGATTTGATTCTTTAACTGCAGCGCAGATTCTTTCTATGAGAAAATTAGCCTGTGAAGCATCAGATTTAGAAGTTTATATGGTAAGTCAAGAAGGAAAACTTTGGGGGCAAAAAGTAGGTGATTTATTCACAGGCTTTGACTGTTCAAATGTAGTTTTAGGTTCAATGGCAAACAATGGTTTTGGAACAAGAGATAGTAGCATACTAACTTTCCAACTTCCGTTTGATTGGGATGAAACTAAACACGCAGTTACTCCTTCAAATTTTAATGCATTAATTGTATAATCAAAAAATTATGGCAAGTACTAAAGTTAAATTAAAAACAAAGGATGATGTTGAAATTTCAGTAGACATTGACCACGCTCAAAGAATGTTACAATTTCAAGCCAAATTAGGTAGGGAGGATTGGCTTCTGATTTCTAAAAAATATCAATTTAAAGACAATGTTATTAAGCGAAAGCCAAGTATTAAAGATAGTAAAACAAAAGAAGAAGGATAGCATTTACTTGATGAAAGCCTATGAGAGTAGGTTGAAAGTAATGTCAGAACCTATGTTCTTTTCAGAGCTTGAGCAAGAAGTAGGATGGTCTGAAATTAAATTAGCAATCAGAAATAGCGTTACTCCTGCTAAGTATAATAGGGTACTAAATTTCTTTAGTTACCCTTTAGCAATTGTATCTATAGCTGATGATATTTTAGGAGATTTAAACAGAGTTTTTGATGGCAGAAACGCAAACTTTAGTATTCAATACCCAAACAAGAGAGCAGAGCAATCAGGCTCTGCTCTTTTATTAAAACTTGAGCCGAGAGCATACATTGAACAAATAGGTAGAAAAGTTTTTAAATGTAAACCACAGACTATTG